ATCACAATTTCTTTTTTCTTTTCTGCAACCTAGACAAGGGGAAATTTCTTTCCCCCTCTTTTTAATCTTCCTTTCTTTTTCTGTTTCCTTTTCTAGTATCAATAGACCGAATACCTTTCCAACCAAATGGTGAAGATAATCCCTCAGGTAAAACCCAAAGATGAAAAGTGTTTGCCTCGTCAACCAATCTACTTTCACTTGGATAGATTTCGATTGCTTCTCGCTCTTTGCCACACAAATCATTTTTGATTTCTTGGAACTCTCTCCAATCACAAAGATGGTCATTGTTTAACATTCTGATAGAAAGCCAAGTTATAGTTATATCAGGCATATGAACTACAGCATTGTAATCTCCTTGCTCGGCATCAACTTTTGCAACTTTATATTTGCCATCAGCAGAATACCAACACTCGGTTTTTAACAATGCATCCAACTGTTTTTTTCTATCAGCTTTACTCGGTGCTAAAAATTTTTTCGGTACATCGAAATGTTTTCTATAACCACTCTCAGACATAAATTCTTTTGCACTAATGTTGTGTTGTTGAAATCCATTACACACATTTATCCAACTGCCAAATGTATCAGAATTAATTCTAGGTTTGGTGTCATCATAATGTTTATGAAATATTTCGCTTACCTCATAATTGTTTTCCATAATTAATTTCTCCTATAGTTATTAATAAAAAACCTATACAAATTTCTGATCCGCTCCAGCTCCAGCTGAAAAGTTTCAGATAATAATCAAGGCGGTCTCAATGAAACCGCCTTGATAAATATTCCATATGGAATTGTTAGTCTTGACTGACGAAAATACCCTCTGCGAAAGATGGAACATAATCCATTGTTCCTGTACTTGCCCATACTACAGGAAAGTCAGGAGGATTATCTCCTCTTTCTGTCCAACAATATCCATCTGTGAAATACAATGCCACATCAGGATAATCATCATGGTCAGTCTGCTCGATGAGATTGAAGAAAGGGTCAACCTCTGTACCACCACCTGATAAGGTACGCATCTCAATCTCGTCACCCTCAGACACTTGAAAGACATCCCAATAATCTTCGAGTTTGATATCATCAAGATGATGTCTGTCTTTTGGATTAACAACAACATGATTAGCATAGCATATCTTGATTGTCTTAATCTGAGGAAACTCACTAGCAATTTTGTCAACATTCTTGACAAAGTACTCTCGCTCTTCCTGTGAGACAGAACCTGAGATGTCAACGCAGATTGCAAGGACACCTGATTGTGTAGGTCTCTTGCTTGGCAGATAAATATCTTGAGCAAGATATCTTCTGTTGTATCTATTCCATGTTGATTCATCACCGCTCAAAGTGTTAGAGAAATAATTTCTCAACAACTCCAACCATGATATCGGTTTGGATAGATTGTTTCTTGCATCAGATACTGCATTGTAACCACCGCTCTTACCGACACTCTTTTCCATCATGTCAGCTTGAATGATTTTCTCTTCAATGCTTTCTTCTTCTTCTGCAATTGCATCAGCATAAGATTGTTGAGAAGTAGCATCTTCATCTGCGTCAGCAGAAACATTGCCACCTTGCTCTTCATCTTCGCCAATTGGGTCAGGTAAGTCTTGAACATCGCCACCAAAATCACTTGGGTCAAGATTGTCTCCTGTTGGATTACCATCTTTATCCTTGTCTTGGTATTGTGTTTCGCCATCCTCATCTTCTTCCTTGCTAAGAGCAGAGAAAATTTGTTCGGCAGACATACCTTTGTAGTTACCATGCTTATCCCAAATAGCACCCATATCTTCAAACATTCTTTCAAGATAATATCCGCTTTGCGGAAACTTATCATTTTCATCTAACTCTTTAATCAAGTTAGAATTTATCATCATGTCTGTGGCAATGTTCCAACCCTTTGGGTCTCTATTACCTCTTCGAGTATGGTGCAACATCATTACATGGTAAACTTCATGCAGTACGATAATCCGAATGCGGAGTCTTGCATCAGCAAAACCAAGTGATTGGAATTGCTCACGCACTCTATCAGGATTGTACTTGATTGACTTTCCATCTGTTGCCATGAGGAAGTCATAGTCTGTATTGCCATCAAGTTTCAATGGCAATGTTATTGCCGAGTAACCAAAGAAATTTTCCACGATATACTTTTTGGCATTAGTCATTTCCTTGTCGATGTTCACATCAACATGGACAGTATTAGGTTTTAAGTTTTGCATAATATCCTCCATAAAAGTTTGATTGAAAAAAACCTAGACAAATAAATATTCCATAAGGAATTTTTATTGAGGGCAGATTGCTCCGCCCTCAATTAATAATGATTAACCCATCAACTCATTGAAGTTATCAATTTCATTGTCGGTGATATCATCGTGTACTTCTGATAATTTATCAGCAACATCTTTTCTCTTGCTGTCATCATCTCTCAAATCTTGAACAGTCACACCATTGATAATTTTCTGTGCTTGTTCAATAGACTCGGAAAGTTTTGGACAGTCCGAAAGTAGATTGCTTTCGAGTACATCGCCAAAGACATCCAATTGGTCTTTCAAGATAGGCAACAATGTATCTCTGAAAGGTGCAGACTTTTTATCTTTAGGATTGTACGCATTACATTTAGCAATGGTATTTTCCATGACTTGAGATAAACCCTCCAACTGATTTCTTGCATAGTTAGATTTAAAATCAGAAATTTTTCTTTTCTGAGAAGAAACAATTTTCGACATCAACTGAGATTGTGTCGGTTTCTTCCATGAAGAATAATGGTCATCTTGATTGTGTCTTTCATCAAATACAGAGTCATCTAAATCTTCAGCAATGTTTGGTGCTTGAGACCAATCTGCCCTGAGATGAAAGATACCTTGTTTCCAAGTCCGCCCATCTTCACCCTCAAAGAGTTTCCATCCATTGTGATATGCAACAGAGTTATCCAACTCTTCTTGGGTCAGAGGTCTATCAGCAAATTCATTTGGGTCAGGATAAAGACTTTGTTCAAATCTTCCTCCCAATTCTGCCTTTGCCTCATTGATGAGGTCTGTCCAATCATTGATAAGTTTCTGCACCATCTTGCTGTAGTCATCCTTTAATGATTCCCACTCAACATTTACTCTGTCAAAATGAGCAGTCAGGACAAAAAGATGTTTCCCTTTTTCATTTGGATTATCAAATGGAAAAGTAAATCTCTCGATAGCATGATGAAAGTTTCTCACTCTATCTGAGAATGCATTGATAACTTTTTGGTTAATGATGTGCTTAGAAACATTGAACCATTTTTCGTTAGCTTGGAAATTCTGTCCAACGAAATTTTCTACCTCTTTGTCTCTATGCTTGAACGATGGTTTAGTGTGCGTCACTTTTAGTAACCCTCCTAAATCAGCAAGTGATGTATTCGGATTATCAATGTCGACACCTTGTGAGTATACTTTTTTCTTACCCATAATATTTTCTCCTTTCGATTAAAGATGGTTAATAAGTTTTAGGTCAGTAAAAGTTTTAGTCTCTTTCAACTCAGGTCTTTTGCTTACCAATGCGGTAGCAAAGAAACTTTCGTATTCAGATTGCTCAAACTTACCAAGATAGATTAAAGCATTTTTGAATTCTTTTTCGCTCTTAACTTTATTAGCAAGACCGAAAGTAATTAATGCTCGACATCCATCCTCACCTTCTTCGATAACTCGAACCTCGTCAGGGTTTTTAATTATCTCTGAGACCGATGGTAATTTTTTCACTAACTTTAAAAAAGTACTGAATGCTGTACCAACTTCATCACCAACAACTGATGAAAGAATATCCTTATCGGAAATTCCTACATCTTTGTAGAAACCATTTTTGATGTTGTGATATTCATCAGACATCATAGTGATTGTTCTTGGTGTAGAACCAATGTCATTTCTGTCTGCGTCATGCAATGTGCATAGCATCCTGTTATCAGCTTTAATGAAAGCCATGACATGAGGATGAACATCATTAGCACTCGCCCATTTAATCCATGAACTCGCATCAACTTCAACATTAAATTTATTTGTAATTCTATCTGTTAAAGTTTTGAGAACAGCATTCGCTCCCGCATGGTCTTGCACTCTGTTGTAGGCACAAATGATAGACCAATCTTTTGGTAAGTGATAACCATTGACAGACCTCTGTCTGATAAGAGCCATCAGTAACTTTTGAACATCCGCATCACCTTGAGATAATTCATCGACAAAGAGAATTCCTTTTCCCTTTCTCGGTAGTAACTCAAGATTGAATGCATAATTCAATTCAGTCTTGTCAGCATTCGGAGTCGGTATCGCAAGGTCAGATGCTGTAACATTTGAACATTGGATAATTGAAAATCCTAACTGCTTGTCAGATGGGTCAGTAGTCTCAGCAAATTCAAGACCCAAATGTTCAGCATACTCTTTTGATGCTTGAACAATTGATTCTGATTTACCGACTCCAGCTCCACCTTGTAGACCGACAACAGTCTTGAATGCTCCAACTTTACCATTGGTATGGTCAGCTAGTAGTGATGCTAAGATTTTATTCTTAGCTAACTCGATATTGATTGTAATAATATTTTTCATAATTAATTTTCCTCATAGAAAAGTTTGAAAGTAAATATTCCAAATGGAATATTTATAGATTGAGACATTCAACCTATACAAGAAAATGAAATGGGGTCAGCACAACTTCCGCTAACCCCAATTCAAAATTTGTTTCGGTGCTATTTTATTTTTACAATGACTGCACCACATAACTGTAAGTCATGTCCGATTTAATTCGGTCATCAGTAGGTTGGTCATTGGAATTATTCATCCACTATCTGTCTATCAGGGATTAACAAAGTATTCATTCTTCGGAGAGGGTAAGTCAGATACCCTCCATAAATTTTGTAGCCACTCTTTCCATCGAGTTTGTTACCCTTACAAGCATCGACCTAACAGACAGTCGACCTTTCATCAGCGAGAACCTAATCCCTACACTCGGTAAAAAATTGTCAGAAGAAATCCACTCAATCCTCAACCGCGTATCGTACTTCCACAATTTCTATTTAAACTTCGTAAGGTATTGTGTGAAACCTCTATGTCGAGACCAAGTGATATAACTACGATAATCATCAATCAACTTGCAAATTCAGTAGACCATTTTGAGTACATACAGTCAACAAATAGTTAACGAATAAGTAAAGAATATTGTCGGACATTTTTAACTATTCTGTATGGAATAGTTAACCCTGTAATACTGCTTGTATACTGTATTCTGTTTGGTCTATTTATATAACAACTGAGAGGAAGAAAATGTCGAAAGAAAAAGATGATGAAAAAAAATTCAACCCACGAATAATTGATGGCGGAAAATTACATCCAAAAGAATCAAAGAAGAAAAAACAACTCACTCCGAAACAGGAACAGTTTTGTAAGGGAATAGTTTTTGACAAGCTGTCGGCAAGTGAAAGTTATCGACAGGCATATTCAACCGACAACATGAAACCATCTTCAATTTGGACTGAGTCATCCAAGTTACTTTCTAACCCTATGGTAACCTCAAGGATTGAATCCCTAAAGGCACAGATTGAGGTGCAAGAATTATCTTCTTCACTCTCGGAGAGAGAGAAAATAATTTCGCACCTTTGGGATATGGCAGAGCAAGAGAAAGTGTCAGACAGCACAAGGGTTAGGTCACTAGAGTTACTAGGAAAGACGATAGGTCTATTCTCAGACAAAGTAGAAATAACTGAGAGCAAGAGTCAGGAAGAATTAGAAAAAGAGTTAAAGGACAAACTCATCGCTCTATCACAAACCATCAAATCATAATTTATTAATGCGTCAGAAAAACGACTAAGTAAACCTTATGGATTTTCTGATAGCGAAAACCCCACACCCTCCTTTGACAAACTGCGTGAGCATATCACCCCCACACCATTTTGCTCAAACAATCATATAATTTTCATATTAACTATCTTTTTTTATGCAATATACTATGTAAACTGCAATTAATACTGCAATTCCTAGTATATCGAATAAATTAATCGTCATTTTAGTTAGATAAAAAGTATAAACCTATCAAAAGTAGTGCTAAACATACCCCTAACACCCCATATGGTGTAATTGGTTGCACAGGTTCAGGCGTTTTTTTAGTAATTTTTGGTTTTTTTACTGTTTTTTTAGCTTTTTTCTTAGGTTGTTCGTATGCTTCATTAATATCAGGCGTATTTGGATCATCCTTGATGTAATGTCCTTTTTTATTCCTTGCTCTTTTTGGTTTTTCTACCATTTTTTGCTCCTTAAAATGTTTTTTTGTTAGGAGCTTGCAATATTTTACTTTCCTTTTTGCAACTCCCTAAAGTATAATCTAAAATAGATAGAATCTAGTAGATAGAATCTATTATAGAAAGTAATTAGATAGAATCTATATAGATACTATCTATAAAAGAATATACTCTTGTTTGATTTTTTGGTCAATAACGAGTTTCGCTGGAGATCGTAGCTAGGGGATGCCTTTAAGACTAATGATTCGATGCGAGGAAGTCCTAGAGCACCCTCCCTTGTTTTAGGACTTCCAAATTTTTACGAACAATGTTAATAATTTATTAGACAGGGAGGTCTAATGATTAATTTTCCAGAAAAAAGGTATAATATTATCTATGCAGACCCTGCTTGGACTTATAAGGTTTGGTCAGGTAAAGGAAAAGAAAAAAAGTCAGCAGAAAACCATTACGATTGTATGAATGATGATGATATTTTTAATTTACCTGTAGAAACAATTGCTGAAAAAGACTGTGTTTTGTTTTTATGGGTGACATACCCCCTATTAATTCAGGGATTAGAAACAATAAACAAGTGGGGGTTTACATATAAAACTTGTGGCTTTAGTTGGATAAAGAAAAATAAAAAGGCGGATAGTTTGTTTTGGGGTCTAGGGCATTGGACTAGAGCAAACAATGAAATCTGTTTACTAGCTACAAGAGGAAAACCAAAAAGAGTGTCTAAATCTGTGCATCAGGTTGTATATGAACCCCTAAGGGAGCATTCAAGAAAACCTGATTGTGTACGAGAACGCATAGTAGAGTTGTGCGGAGATTTGCCAAGAATAGAATTATTTGCTAGAGAAGAAGTAAGTGGTTGGGATTGTTGGGGAAATGAAGTCAATAAGGGAGAAAACAATGGCTAAAAAATTGATAGAAGGTAAAACAAGAAAATCTAAAACTAAAAAGATGTCTCATACAGGAGGTAATTCAAGACCTCTTGCTGATAAAGTAAGGTGGGATGGAGAAAAATGGGTAAACAAAATACTCTCAATGGAGAGTAGAATTGCGTAAAACAAATATACCTAGATGGAAATCTGAGTTATCTTCTTATTTTAAAAATGGAAAAAAATCTAAAATGAAGGTAACTCTTCCAAAGTATAACTTTATGTCAAGAAGGAAGCACGATGAAGAAACCTAAAAAAATTACCATATCATTTAATCCTGATCATGATGGTGTTTATTTATTAGTAGGTATAGATGATGATTTTCATAAAATATATATTTCTGAACAACAACATGGTAATATATTAAAATCATGTGTAGATTCGTATTTTGAAAAAAAATCTATCGCTTTATTAAACGATGCTATACAAATAGAAAAGGATTCTGAAAAACTTTTAGAAAAGACAGAAAGAATGCTTAATGTTATGAAACATATTTAAGAGAAGTATTATGATAAAAAAGAAAACTACAAGTAATAAGAAAAAAGTTAATAAAGTTATAAAAGGTTTAAAGAAAGCAAGTAAGTTACACGCAAAACAAGCAAAATCATTATCTACTTTAAGATTAAAAAAAGGCGGTAAAACTAAAAAAAAGAAAAAAGGAGCAACACCTACTAATCCATCATTATATGCAAGAGTTAAAGCAGAAGCTAAAAGAAAATTTAAAGTTTATCCATCAGCATATGCTAATGGTTGGTTAGTAAGAGAATATAAAAAGCGTGGTGGTGGTTATAGATAATGGCTAAACCAACTGGAGGATTAACCGCTTGGTTCGGAAAAGGTTCAAAAGGAGATTGGGTAGATATTGGTGCACCTAAGAAAAAAGGTAAATATCAATCATGTGGAAGAAAATCTGCTAAAAAAAGTAAAAGAGCTTATCCAAAATGTGTTCCTAGATCAAAAGCAAAGACAATGACTAAAGCACAAAAGAAAAGTGCAGTATCTAGAAAAAGAGCAAAACCACAAGGTGTTGGAGGTAAACCAACTAATGTAAAAACAATAGCCAAAAAAAAGACTAAAAGAAAAAGAAAGAAAAAATAATGGCTAGGAATTACAAAAAAGAATATAAAAATTATCAGGGTACTGATAAACAAAAGAAGCGTAGAGCTTCTCGTAATACAGCTAGGAATAGAGCATTAAAGAGTGGTAAAGTCCGAAAAGGTGATAATAAAGATATACATCACAAAGATGGAAACCCTAAAAATAATTCAAAAAAGAACTTAGCTGTAAAAACAAAAAGTAAAAATAGGTCTTTTGCTAGAACTAAAAAAGCTAGAAAGAAAAAAAGATGAGTCTAAATATTGATGTAAATAATGTTTTATCTAATTTAAATAATTATTCTCCAGACCAAAAAAAAGAATTATTAAATTTATTAGAAGAATATGAAAAATCAAAAACTAATTCTGCTTGTAAAGAAAACTTTTTATCTTTTGTTAAAGAAATGTGGCCCGCATTCATAAATGGAAACCACCACAAAATTATGGCAGATGCTTTTAAAGATGTTGTTGATGGCAAACTTAAAAGATTAATTATTAATATGCCACCTAGACATACAAAATCTGAGTTTGCTAGTTATCTTCTACCTGCATGGTTTTTAGGAAATTATCCTGATAAAAAAGTTATTCAAACAGCTCATACAGCAGAACTTGCTGTAGGTTTTGGTCGTAAAGTTAGAAACTTAGTTGGAGATAAAGATTATCAAAATGTTTTTGGCGAAGTTAAGTTACAAGCAGATAGTAAAGCTGCGGGTAGATGGAACACAAATCACAAAGGAGAATATTTTGCGATTGGTGTTGGTGGTGCTGTTACAGGTAAAGGTGCTGACCTTCTTATTATTGATGACCCTCATTCTGAACAAGAAGGTGCTTCCGCAGATGTAAATGTATTTAATAAAACATATGAATGGTATACATCAGGACCAAGACAAAGACTTCAGCCAGGTGGAGCTATTGTTATTGTTATGACACGATGGCATCAAAGAGATTTAACAGGTCAGATTATTGATGCAAGTATAAAAAGAGGTGGAGCAGATGAATGGAAAGTTATTGAATTACCTGCAATAATGCCTTCAGGTAATCCTCTTTGGCCCGAATTTTGGTCTCAAACAGAATTAGATGCTTTAAAAGCTGAACTTCCTGTTTCTAAATGGTCTGCTCAATATCAACAAGACCCTACTTCAGAAGAGGGTGCTTTAATTAAAAGAGAATGGTGGAGAATATGGGAACACGAATCACCACCAAATTGTGAATTTATTATACAATCTTGGGATACAGCTTTCTTAAAAACAGAAAGAGCAGACTATTCTGCTTGTACAACATGGGGTGTTTTTTATGGAGAAGATGAATTTGATGGAGAATTAGCACCACAATTAATTTTATTAGATGCTTATAAAGAACGATTAGAGTTTCCAGAACTAAAAACAAAAGCACTTGAAATGTATAAAACATATCAACCTGATGCTTTTGTAGTTGAAGGCAAAGCGGCGGGTATGCCGTTAATATTTGAATTGCGTTCTATGGGAATTCCAGTTACAGAGTATACACCAAGCAGAGGAAATGATAAGATAGCTCGTGTAAATGCGGTTGCAGACTTGTTTGCTTCTGGTGTAGTATGGTGTCCAGAAACAAGATGGGCAGAAGAAGTCGTTGAAGAATTTGCGGCTTTTCCGAATGCAGAGCATGATGACCTTGTAGACAGTAGTACACAAGCGTTATCAAGATTTAGACAGGGAGGGTTTATTAGTCTGTTTAGTGATGAGATTGATGAGCCATATGATGAAAGAAAAAGAGCGGAGTATTATTAATGGCAATTGAAAAAACAGCAACACCTAATGATCCAGATGCAGTTGTTAATGGAGTAGCAGCTGAAATTGAAATAGAAGTTCAACCACCAATTGAAGAAGAAGGAATGATTATTGAGTTTGGTGATTCTCCTTCTGGTCTTGAATCAGGATTTGGTGAAAACTTAGCAGAATTAATAGATGATGATAAATTAGATTTATTAGGTGGTGAATTGTATGAGCATTTTCTTTCTGATAAAGAATCAAGATCAGAATGGGAAGATACTTACATTAGAGGATTAGATCAGTTAGGATTAACTGTTGATGACAGAACAGAACCTTGGCCCGGTGCTTGTGGTGTTTTTCATCCAATGTTATCTGAAGCAGTAATAAAATTTCAATCTCAGGCAATATCAGAAATATTTCCAGCTGAAGGACCAGTAAAAACAAAAATTGTTGGTATGATTGATGAAGAAAAAGAAAAACAATCACATCGTATAAAAGATTATATGAATTATTTATTAACAGAAAAAATGGTTGAGTATCGAACTGAAACTGAAAAGTTGCTCTTTTCCCTCCCCCTCGCAGGATCGGCTTTCCGTAAAGTTTATTATGACTCAAACATGGGGAGACCTTGCTCCATATTCGTACCAGCAGAAGATTTTGTTGTTAGTTACGGAGCAAGTGATCTCCTTACTTGTGAAAGAGCAACTCATGTAATGAAAAAAACAGAAAATGAAATTAAAAAATTAATGTATTCTGGATTTTTTAGAGATTGTGAATTACCTAGCCCTGAACCTGATATTGATGAAATAACTGATAAATATAATGAACTTACAGGAGAAAGCTCTACATCTTATGATAATGATGGAAGGCATACTATTCTTGAAATGCAAGTAGACCTTGATTTAGAAGGTTTTGAAGATATGGCAAATGGTAAACCTACAGGAATAGCTTTGCCTTATATTGTTACTTTTGACCGATCAAGTACAAAAATATTATCTATTAGAAGAAATTACGAAGAAAATGATTCTTTAAAAAGAAGAAGGCAACATTTTGTTCATTATCAATATTTACCTGGCATTGGTTTTTATGGTTTTGGTTTAATACATATGATTGGTGGATTAAGTAAATCTGCTACATCTTTGTTAAGACAGCTTATAGATGCAGGTACATTATCAAATTTGCCAGGTGGTTTAAAAACAAGAGGATTAAGAATTAAAGGTGATGACACTCCAATTATGCCAGGTGAATTTAGAGATGTAGATGTGCCAGGTGGAACAATTGCAGAAAATATTTCTTTCTTACCTTACAAAGAACCAAGTCAAGTTCTTTACTCATTGCTTACAACAATAGTTGATGAGGGCAGAAGATTTGCAAGTTTAGGTGATTTAAAAATTGCTGACATGAATAATGATGCACCTGTTGGAACTACACTTGCTTTAATGGAAAGACAAATGAAAGTTATGAGTGCTATACAATCAAGACTTCATGCTTCAATGCATAAAGAATTTGGCATTTTAACAGAAATAATAAGAAAATTTACTTCACCTGAATATCCATATGCAGAAGACCCAAATACTTTTATTAAATCAGAGGACTTTGATAAAAGAGTTGATGTAATACCTGTAAGTAATCCAAATGCAGCAACTATGTCTCAAAGAATTATGCAGTATCAAGCAGCTCTACAATTAGCTACACAAGCACCTGAAATGTATGATATGCCTGAGTTACATCGACAAATGTTAGAAGTTTTAGGAATTGAAAATGTAGATAAAGTTATACCTCATAAAGACGATATTAAACCTACTGATCCTGTAACAGAAAATATGAATTTCTTAAATGGTATACCTTGTAAAGCATTTGAATATCAAGACCACGAAGCTCATATTGCTGTTCATATGGCAGGAATTCAAGACCCTGAATTTGCTCAAATGGTTGAAAAAAGTCCATCAGCAGATTCTATTTATATGGCAATAGAAGCACATATTAGAGAACACTTAGCATTCTTATATAGAAAAGATATTGAAAAAGAATTGGGTACACCCTTACCTCCTATTGGAGAACAATTACCACCTGATGTTGAAAAAAGATTATCAGACCTTGTTGCAAAAGCTGCTGAAAAATTATCATTGCGTAAACAATCTGAAATGCAACAACAAAAAGCTATGGAACAAATGCAAGACCCAATTATACAACAAAGAAATAGAGAGCTTGATATACAAGAAGGCGAGTTAATGAGAAAAGCTGAAGCAGATAGAGCTAAAGCATCTATTAACCAACAAAAAATTAAATCCGATGTATTAAAACAAGTAATGAAACTTCAATCAGATCAAAAAATAGAAGGTGCAGAGCTTGGTGTAAGAATAGGAGAAGCATTACTTGAAGCATCAATTAAAGATGGTGATGCTGATTCACAAGATTTTATTGAAGGTGTAAAACTTGCAATAGAAATACAAAAAGAATTGCATAATCAAAAAACAAGTAGTAAATTATAATTTTAAGGAGAAAATATTATGAAAAAATCAAAAGGTAAAACCCGCATGATGAGAGGTGGTGGTAAAACCAAAAAAGCATACTCAAGAGGCGGAAAAACTCGTTTGAAAAAAGGTAAAAGCGTTAAGCTGAAAAAAAGAGGCGGTAAACGATAAATTCATTTAGGGAGGTTTTATGTCATATTTAATATCTAACATTCCATATTTTAAAGTATGGGTGAGAAAAGAATTTACGGCTAATCACGAAAGATATCATGGAGAATTTATTCATGGTTTAGCTGTAGCTGTAAATTGTATTCCAGATAGATCATTATCATTTCAAGTTATTTTTACAGGTTGTGAAGAAGAAAACGATGAACATAATGTTCATGGTGGTGCTATGTGGGCTCGTATGCCTATACAAGGAATGATGGCAGATATTCCTGTAGAGGAATGGCCCGAAAGAATGGAAAATCATTTGTGTCAACCTTGGGATTGTATGTCTCATCATCATTCAGTTGTATCAATAGATAGAGCATCATCATCACCTTGGTACGCTAAAATAGATGGTAAATTTTATTTAGCTAAATATATTTTTACTGTTGATTATACAGAACATTGTATAGCAGATAGTCCAGATCAACATAAACAAAGTCATTTATTGTATTTAACTGAAGGCAAATGGAAAGGTAATTTAATTGCTTTACCAAATAATAGAGTTAGAGTAACAAATCCAGCGTTATGGTTAACAGGAAATGGTGCTCCTGATTTTATGCCAAGTCAAGAAATACATAGTAGTGAAGAGCATGAAAGTTATACTGATCCTAATGTAACCTTTAACAATTTATATAAAGAAGGTTGATTTTTTTAAAAATTACTTTAAAAGGGTAGAAATGAAAAATTTAAGCATTATATTAGGTATATTATTTTTAACAGGGTGTGCTAGTTCTCATATTAACTTAACAGCTAATATTCCTGACACACAAGAAATTGATATACAAATTACAACAAAAAACAAAAAATCTGAATAAAGTATTTTGAGGGAGACATGGCAGATACAAGTTTTAGTGTTTTAAGAGATACACTTCAAAAAGAAATTCATACTTTAAGTGAAAGACTTATGCATGGAAGTGCAAGAGACTATTACGATTATAAAAAAATAACTGGAATTATAGAAGGTTTAAATATTGCTATTCGAGAGATTAGTACTATGGAAAATCGTTATTTGGAGGATTAAATGGGATTACCATCAGAAATGCCAAAAAAAAGTAAGTTTACAAAAGTAACTGATAAACGAAAAATAAAAGAAAAAAAAGAAGAAAAAGAAATAGCTTCTCAACTTCCTGAACCGAAAGGATACAGGATTTTAATTGCTTTACCATTACCTGAAGATAAAACTTCAGGAGGCATTTATAAGACAGAAACTGAAATACATACGGAAGAAATTGCAACTGTAGTAGGTTTTGTGTTAAAAATGGGTAAAGATTGCTATGATGATAAGAAGAAATTCCCATCAGGAGCATGGTGTAAAGAAGGTGATTGGATTGTTTTCCGTGCTTTTACAGGTACAAGACTAAAAATACACGGCAAAGAATTCAGAATTATTAACGATGACAATGTAGAAGCAGTTGTCGAAGACCCAAGAGGTATTGAAAGAGTATGACTGAAACACAATTAGCCGAAGAGAATCAAGAAGCACAACCGCTTCCTGAAACTCAAACATCTGAAGAAAAATTTTTAGGAGTCAAATCTACAGTAGGCACAGACAAAGACTCAAATATTGAAATAGAAGTGGTTGATGATAGACCTGAAGAGGATAGGAGACCACCGAAAAAAGAAAGCAAAGATGAAAATTCTCAAGAAATTGAAGATTTATCTGAAAATGCTAACAAAAGAATACAAAAATTAAAATATGATTATCACGAAGAAAGAAGAGAAAAAGAAAAAGCTATGCGTCTCAGAGATGAAGCCGTAGATTATACTAAAAGAGTTGTTAATGAAAATCAACGACTTGCTCGTCTTGTTGGTAGTGGTCAAGAAGAACTTATTAAACAAGCTAAAGATAAAGCTGAGTTTGCTAAACAAGCAGCAACAACAAAATATAAACAAGCATATGAAGCTGGTGATGCTGAAGAAATAGCTAAAGCACAACAAATACTTACTGATGCTACACTTGCAGCACAACAAGCTGAAACATTACCACAACAAGTTGCTAATCAAGTTTATCAACAAGAACTTGCTGATCAACAAAATCAACCACGAAGTGCACAAGTTGCACAACAACAAACAGTTCCAAAACCTGATGAAAAAGCTATGGCTTGGCAAGAAAAAAACAATTGGTTTGGTGCTGATGAAGAAATGACAAATTTCGCATATGGTGTTCACGCAAAACTAGTAAAAGAAAATGTTGACCCGACATCTGATGAGTATTATGATCGGATTGACAAAAGAATGAAGGAAGTATTTCCTGATTCATTTGATATCGTACCTCAAGAAAGTG